GATGCAATGTTTGTGGACTCACAGATGCGTTTGAATCTATAAACTCTTCTAATATATTTTTTACCTCTATAGCAAGATTTCTAAAAAATAAAACTTTGCCTGCTTTTGTGCCATCAAGAAAGCCTTCTGAATACCTAATGATATTCTTCATATCTTTCTGAAACTGCACACTGTTTACTTTAAGTTTCATTAGATATCACTAGCCTGATTCTCGGATCTACGAACTGTCAGTTTATAATACTCTACGCTTCCGAAGGGTCCAAGTGTTGGTTCATTAGTGGCTATTTCATACAAAGTAGATCTTCCTGCACGGGGTCCAGAAGTCTCAAGATATATTGGGCTTTCCCATCTATCACGAATGTTAGTAATGAGCACATTTGTTATCGCATTCTTATCTTCAGACTCAGAAACTCTAATATCTGTTTTGACCCTACCGAGCAAAATTGAGTCTTGTGTAATATTTACATTAGGCCTTACTTCTTCTTTAAATGCTGCACCGCCACTTGAAAAATTACAGGCTACGGTCTTACTTAAAACCCAGGTCTTCTTAACATTTCCATAAGGACCTTGATCAACCAAAGGGTAGTAAACATCTGCAAGAAGTGGGTACATAAAGTCAGTAAGTTCGCACTGCATTATAAAACCCCAAGTTTAACAATAGACTTAGTATACTTTGAAAGTATCTTATCTACCAGTATGTTTCCTGTTCCATCTAAAATCTTTTTATCAAACTGAATCTTAAATTGGTCAGTATTATAGGATGTTACATATCTCTTGTAATAATCTAACTTGCCACAGCGAATATCTTCAATCAACATTCTTGTAGCGTCTTGGATATCGTATGGAACCACCTTGTATCCTGTTTCTAACAAAAAGATATAATCATATCCCTCATTAAATCCAACGCCACCATGTATAGTATAAATATTTCCGCTGTCTTCTGTATCAAATAAAGCAAATGAATCTGATGGGGCAACAAACATATTTGAGTTTTTACGCTCAGCACGGTTAATTGCATCAGTATAAGCAACAGGATCTTTTGTAATTGCAGTCTTATCTTTTGTTATTAGGAAGTTGTAGTCTCCAAGTGCTGGACCATCTGCGCTGTCAACATCGTATACTAGTTCTGCATTTTCGTATACCTTTAAAATTTTATTTGTTCTTTCCCATAGTGGGATATAGTCTGTGCCTTGACCAACAGTTTCAAGGTATGTCTTTTTATTATAAAACCCACCCGTGATATTGTCAATAATAGTTCTTGCAAGATTTTCTTGTTCTGTGTATTGGGCAATCTCTGTTGCTGTTACACCTAGCGATGCTGGATCAATATAAGGCCTTGTAATATCAAGGTTATCTTCTACAACTGCTTCGTCTCCTAATACCCCGTCAGAAATTTCTTCATATATTGCAAGAGAGTACGACTTATCATATTTAGAAAATTCTACAGGAAGTTCTAAAGTTACCTTTGATCCTGCAGTAGATGTTACAGTTTCTTGGGTTATAGACTGATTCTCAACGTCGTCAATTACAAAAACATAAGGGGTTGATGCATCTGGAACTGTATAGGTTATAGAAATTGGATACGGAGGAAGTCTAAGTATTTGCATGTTTATTTACCATAGTGCCTTGCTACTTCTTCTGGAGAAGCCGATCTAACGGATTTGCGTGTCAACCACTTGTCAGCATCTTCTTTAGTGACTATGTTGTAGCCAATGCTAAGAGTACCAACGCCACTCCAGTAAATATTTCTTGTTGAGTATATTGCTGAATCTTTTTCTTTTTTCTTTGTTTCTACCTGAATATTTTCATTAGGTGCCCAACTAGCAAGAATCTCAAGGATCTCTAGTTTTGTTTTAGAGTCAAAAAGTTCAATATTGTTCTTTTTTGCATAGGCTTTTAATTCCATTACGGTTTTCTTAGATAATTCTTCAATAGTCATTATAACTCCTCATATGTCATTATACCAGAATGTGAAGAAGGGGAGCAGATGTTTAGTCTACTCCCCCTCTAGGTTTGGTTCTAATTAAGAATTTGCTGCTGCATCTGCGTAAGCAACTGCATCAAGTTCTTCCCATTGGATACCAAAGCGGATGAATACTGTGTATTCGATTGTGTCCTTCTTGTTGATGTATTCACGATTTACTGTGATATCACGCTGGAATCCCCATACACGGTTCTGTGGGAATGTCAAGTCGACATATCCTGCAGGGTAGTAAGGTACTTCCATGACTTCTACTCCGAGAACACGAGTTGTACGTGCTCCACCGAATGTCTGTCCTGCGCCATCAAGGTATGACTGACGATTTGCTTCTGTTCCTGGACCCTTGTTAACAAAGGCTTCGGCGATTGCATCTGCAAGTGTACCGTTGTTCTTAACGATTCCCTGGAATGCATCTGTACCTGCGTAGAACTTAAGATTGTTCTTAAGTGCACGGTACTTACGTGGCATAGCAAGAATAATATCCTGCATGACGTTAGTTGTCCAAGCATCGTCAGAAACTGTTACTGCTGCTTCGTGAGCATCAGAACCATCTCCTGCTAAGTGGACGAAACCTTCCATAATTGAAAGGAAGTTGCCTGTTGAACCGTCGCCGTTAATAGCGAGGTCTTCAATATCGTTAGCGAAAGCATTGGTCATCAAGCGAACTAGATGATCTTCAAGTGCTGCACCTTCAATATTATCTTCAAGCGCTTCTGCTGAAACTTCCCAGTCAAGACGAATCTTCTTTGTAGTAAGTTCGACCTTTGTGAAAGTTGCACCAGCATTTGTGAAATCTGGCTGTGCCTGAGCAGCAGCACGGATTACACGTTCACCAACGTTGACCTTTTCAAGTTCCATGGTGTTTGCACGCATTGTAACTTTACGACCATCCTTGGCGAGAACTGTTGCATCCCACACGTAGTCGATGAAGCGACGAGCCTGCTCTGGTGCTAGAATACCACCTGGTGTTCCAGTTGGGTTTACAGCATTTGCGCCAGATGTTGATCCGAAGTTCGCTGTAGCAATGTTACCAAGCGAAGCAGCGGGTGAAAGATTACCGTTGGCATCTGTGGTTGTTGCACCACCGATAGCACCAGATGCGAATGCACCATCGCCGTTATGGGCGTGTGATTCGGTTGGTGATCCAGGATAATTCTTTACGATATCTGTATTTTGTTCCGACATATTGTTCACCTCCTAGTGATTTTATATCTTTAGTTTAATAGGTCGGTTGATTTGAGGAAACGACCGCCCCATAGGGATTTCTGAACCTTTACAGGTTCAAACTGCACGAGCTCGCCTAGATCGCCAGACTTGCGGAAAGCGGTGTCTGCAACTACGGCATCAACTCGCTTGCCAAACTCATTGAAGTTTCCCTTGATGCTGTTAACTTCACCAGTTACATTATCAAGAGACTTCGTTACTGCTGCTACCTGCTCATGAAGAGACTTAACGGTTGCAGCGAGATCGCCAAAGGCATTAGTAAGAGAAGCGTTAATTTCAGCAAGTGCCTTAGCAACTTCTTCTTTAACATCAGCAACTGCATCTGCAACTGCTTCTTCTGTCTTCTCTTCTTCTACTGGTGCTTCCTCTGCATCAGTAGATTCTGCACTACCATCAACTGCTTCTGCTGCAGGTGCTTCTTCAGCAACCACTGCTTCTTCAGCGACTGCAGGAGTTTCAACAACTTCTGCTGGCTGTGCCTCTGGAGCAACCTCTGCATTTTCAACTGGAGTATCTACTACTTCTGTTGCTTCTGTCATATGGTTTACCTCCTTGTTAATCTTAGAAGTTCTAATGCCTTTAGCACTATCAACTAAGAATTTTATCATGTCTGCTTTTTCAGAATCATCTTTCTCAACAAAACCAATGTTCTGCATCTCTTCTCCAGATACAGGACTAATTTGTGTTTCTTCTTCTGATGTAACTACTATACCAGATTCCTTGTCATAGAATACGTTTTCTAGAACTGTTTCGTCACCCTTAATAACATCAACACCGTCAACCTTTTGAACTGACATAATGCTTGCAAATTGATTTGCTGGTGAGTCAACTAGTGACAATTCAATAAGATCGTAGTCTTTAATAATTCTAATTTGTGCATCTGCTTTTTCATCATATGCATCATCCCACTTGTTCATTCTTCCACCAATAGAAAAACCTGTGTATGTTCCGTCTAAAACTTTTTCCCAGGCATCTTGTGCTCCCTTAGAAATGTATGCAGAAACATAAACACCCTTATAGAACTTCTTTGATTCTGGATCAAAATACTTTTCTTCTTTAAATGAAACCATCTTGCCTACTGCTGATGGCTGATGCATTTCTCTGATATTCCCACGGAATTTTGCAAATGCTGACATTGATGCTTCTGTAGTAACAATATCGTTTTGCTTATCTAGGTTATCAAGAGATGCAAAACCTGAGACGATTCTTCGCCCTTGGTCTACTTTGGTAAGGGGCATTGATAGACGAACGTTGTCGCCTTCAGTAACCCAGGAAGCCTTATTTATTTTCATATCAGTTCCTATTATATCAAATGTTTATGGAGTTTCTCAATTATTGAGACGCTCTACCTTCTCCTTGTGGATTTCTCCCAGAGACGGTTGCCGTGCCATCGGATTGGTTATTTGTTCTTTCTGTATCCCTTTGGCGA